GCAGCGAACCTGAACTGCGCACAAGCTACCCAGTCAACATGGTGCCGGTGCCAAAGCAGTCTGGCATCAGCAATGGCTTCTTGCGTCCGGCAGACGGGTTGGTGTCTAATGGAACTGGACCGGGCATTGACCGCGGCGGCATCAATTGGAACGGCATCTGCTACCGCGTCATGGGCACTAAGCTGGTGACAGTCGCAGCAAATGGTGCTGTTACGGCACTTGGCGACGTTGGTGGTCCCATCAACGGCCCGGTGTCAATGGACTACAGCTTCGACCGATTGGCAATTGCATCCGGTGGCCGACTGTATTACTGGAATGGCTCTCTCACTCAGGTGACAGACCCAGACCTTGGGACGGTGCTCGACGTAGTTTGGGTTGATGGATACTTTATGACCACTGACGGCACTAGCCTGGTGGTCACCGAGTTGACTAACCCAACGCAGGTCAATCCGTTGAAGTATGGCTCCTCTGAAGCAGACCCAGATCCTGTTGTTGCGCTTGTCAAGTTACGCAATGAGGTCTACGCCCTAAACCGCAACACCATTGAGGTGTTTGACAACATTGGTGGAGACTTCTTCCCATTCCAACGAATCGATGGAGCGCAAATACAAAAAGGCGTGGTTGGTACGTTTGCTTGCTGCGTGTTTGTTGAGACTATTGCCTTTCTTGGTAGTGGGCGCAATGAGGAACCAGGTATCTACCTTGGTGCCAACGCCACTGCAAACAAGATCAGCACTCAAGAGATCGACCAGATTTTGCTTCAGTACAGTGAGACTGAGCTCGCCACAGTAAAGTTTGAGGCACGCAACGACAAGAGCCATCAACATCTGTATGTCCACCTTCCTGACAGAACTTTGGTCTACGATGCCGCTGCTTCTGGTGTTCTTGAGGAGCATGTCTGGTTCACACTCACGTCAAGTCTTACCGGCTTTAGCCAGTACCGCGCCCGAAACTTTGTCTGGGCGCATGGCAAGTGGCTGGTTGGTGACCCTCAGTCTTCAGTGGTTGGCTACATGGCCCAGGACGTCAGCAGCCACTGGGACCAGATTGTTCGCTGGGAGTTCGGCACTCTGGTTGTCTACAACGAAGGTCGTGGCGCTATTTTCAACGAGCTTGAATTGGTTGCGCTGACCGGCCGCGTCGCCATTGGCACTGATCCTGCCATTACCACCAGCTACTCTGTTGATGGGCAGTCTTGGAGTCAGGACAGGTCTATTCGTGTGGGCACTACTGGCAACACCAAGAAGCGTTTGGCGTGGTTCCAACAAGGCCACATGCGCAGCTGGCGAGTGCAGAGGTTTCGCGGCGACAGCCAAGCTCACCTGTCATTTGTACGCCTCGAGGCACAACTTGAACCTTTGGCGTATTGACCATGGCGACTCCACAAAAACTTAATCTGACGCGCGATCAGCTTGCTTCGTTTCTCAAGAACCATGAACTGATCAAGCAATTTGAGCGCCTCATTCAGGTTGTAGATGAGGTGGCGCCAAGTTCTGACACGACGGGCATCAGTATCCAAGCTGGCAATGCTGATGCAATTGCCAATGAGGCACTTGCTCAGATAGTCAGATTGACGCAAGATTCCGCCATCAACAGTGGTGCAGCAGACCAGAAAGCTGTGCAAGCTCTTGACACACTTGGCCGCATTGCCAACGCGCTGGAAATGCTGGCCACAGCACCAACGATCCAAACCAACAACTCAGTGGCCACAGATTACATTGATCTTCCTGAAGTCGGGCCCCATATCACTCAGGCCAGACGAGTCCAATGGAATCGCGATGACGGCACAATGGATGTTGGTCTGTACGGCGGCAGCGTGCTCCAAGTAGGTCAAGAGATTCACTACTACGCTAAGAACACGAGCGGAGCTTTGATCGCCAATGGCACACCTGTGATGTTTACCGGCACGGTTGGCGCATCAGGTAAGTTGACTTTTGGTCTGTCGGTTGCCAACGGTTCCGTTCCTGCTGAGTACATGATGGGCGTTGCCACTCAAGACATTGCAAACAATGCTTTTGGCTATGTGACAAGTTTTGGTCTGGTGCGCGGGTTCAATACCACTGGCGCACCGTACGGAGAAGTCTGGGTTGACGGCGATTTGTTGTATTTTGATCCTGCCGCACCTGGAACGTGGACAAAGGTGAGGCCGACCGCCCCTAGCATTGCCGTTCCTGTGGCAGTCGTGGTCAACGCCTCGTCTGGAGGTTCTGGGTCCATCTTCATTCGTATGGAACCCAGTAAGTCATTGAACAATCTTCAGGATGTCTACATCAATGGAGGTGGGTCGCCTTTGGCGGGTCAGGTTTTGATTTACGACGCGACTCAACAGCGTTGGGAAAACCACCTACTAGCCGAAGGTTCGAATATACAAATCACCAACGCAGATGGCGCTATCACAATTGCCGTAACAGGTCTCGGTTCAATGGCGTTTGAAAATACTGGCGCATCAGGATCGTTTACAACAGTTGACCTCAAGACGGTCACAGTTGTTGACGGCATCATCACAGATATTATCTAAAGGAGAATTTCCATGTCAGTCACCGTTAAAACACTCGTCCAGTCAAAGCAGGCCGAAGCCGCACAAACCACGCAATACACGGCCACTAACTGCAAAACCGTGATTGACAAGTTCACTGCCACTAACACGAGTGCGGCCAATGTCACGTTAAGTGTCAATCTTGTGGCTTCAGGTGGTGCCGCCGGCGTTGACAACAGAATTGTGGACTCGCGTGCCATTGCACCTTACGAGACCTACACATTTCCTGAACTTGTGGGGCAGGTCTTAGAGCCTGGTGGCTTTATCTCCGCGATAGCCAGCGCAGCCACGGCCTTGACTATTCGTGCCAGTGGGCGAGAAATAACTTAGGGATCTATATTGTAGTGGTCGCGCTTTTCGGTATCCGCTTATAATTGCCATAAGTGATGCCAAGCATCCCTAGCTGAGCCTAATGAGCAGCCAGCAGCTCATACCGCCCTGAAAAAGGAGAGTTTGAATGCTGACTAAGCAAGCGAGTAATGAAGCCCAGGAGCCCCGTGCAACGCGGGACGATGTGGAAGCGCTCCAAAGCGCAATGACGCAGCTTCCACAAGCGCCTGGCATGACCACAGTCCACTTTTTTGGCGGCGGCATGTACTGTCGCCGCATTGCTATTCCAGCCGGAAGAATTATTGTCAGTAAGGTCCATAGCACTGAACACATGTTCATAGGCTGTGTGGGCGAACTGCTGGTCGCCGGCCAAGGTGAAAATTACACCCTGCGACCCGGCGACGTTGTGGTATCACCTGTTGGAACAAAACGCGTTGTATTTTCTGTCACAGACGTTGTTGTCATGACAGTTCACAAAACCGACCGAATATCTGTCGACAACCTCGAAGAGGAGCTGATGTCAGACGACGGACTATCACTGTACGACGTGAATAATCAGCCAAAAGTTGGTGTTCTCGTTCAGTCAAGCACACCACCCACTTTGGAGAATTAAAATGGCATGGATCGCAACGGCCGTAGTGGCCGGCTCTGTCGTCACTGGCGCAATGGCCAGCAGCGCACAATCTGATGCGGCAGAGTCCGCAGCAGGCGCGCAAACTGCCGCAAGCGAGGCGTCAATTGCTGAACAGCGCCGTCAGTTTGACGCCGTCCAGAAACTCTTGTCCCCCTACTCGCAGGCAGGTGAGCAAGCCTTGGGTGGCCAACAAGGTCTCCTCGGCTTGTCCGGACCTGCCGCCCAACGGCAAGCGATCGCAGGCATCGAGGCATCTCCCCAATTCCAATCGATGATGCAACAGGGTGAGAGTGCCATCTTGCAGAATGCTTCGGCAACGGGCGGACTGCGTGGCGGTAACGTGCAAGCAACCCTTGCTCAGTTCCGCCCGCAACTTCTGAGCCAGTTGGTCGAGTCTCAGTTCAGCAAGCTTGGTACCATCTCCGGTCTTGGTCAGGCTTCGGCCGCCGGTCAAGCAGCTGCGGCCCAGCAGACTGGAGCCAACATTGGAAACGCTCTGACGCAGCAAGGTCAAGCAGCTGCAGGTGCAGCTCTGGCACAAGGCCAGGCTCAAGCTCAAATGTGGGGCAATGTCGGCGGCTCCATTGGCA